GTAAAATTGGGCAAGTGTATAGCATACAAAATTTAAAAATAGCTTTACCGCCTCAACCGTTGAAACTAGAAAAAGAAGATAACAAGTGGGTCAAAAAAGATTATCCAAAAGAGCTGAGTAGGATAAAAACAATATTTGATTGGAGAGATACTACTGATAATTTCAAGGAAAAGTGGGAGCCGTACATTGAAGAGGAGTTTGAAAGAAGGGAAAATGGTTTTTGGTTTTATAATAATAATATTGCAACTTATGTGACCGGGACGCACTACATGTATCTTCAATGGAGCAAAATAGATGTTGGGGCGCCGGATTTTAGAGAGGCTAATAGATTGTTTTTTATATTCTGGGAAGCTTGTAAGGCTGATCAAAGGTGCTACGGTATGTGTTATTTGAAAAACAGACGATCTGGTTTTTCTTTCATGGCTTCAGCTGAAACTGTTAACATGGCTACTATATCGAGTGATAGTAGATTTGGTATACTATCAAAGACGGGTGCTGATGCTAAAAAGATGTTTACCGACAAGGTTGTACCAATATCAGTTAACTATCCTTTCTTTTTCAGACCAATACAGGACGGTATGGATAGACCTAAAACAGAACTAGCTTATAGAGTTCCAGCTTCTAAATTAACTAGAAAATCTATACAGTCAACTGATAAAAAAGAAGAATTAGAAGGTCTTGATACAACGATAGACTGGAAAAACACAGGCGACAACAGTTATGATGGTGAGAAGCTAAGATTATTAGTACACGATGAAAGTGGTAAATGGGAGAGACCTGACAACATATTAAACAACTGGCGAGTTACAAAAACTACCCTTAGGCTAGGATCTAGAATTATTGGTAAGTGTATGATGGGTAGCACGTCAAACGCTCTAGATAAAGGTGGTGAAAACTTTAAAAAACTATATTACTCTTCAGACGTTACTAAACGAAACCGCAATGGACAGACTGCTTCGGGACTATATTCTTTGTTCATACCTATGGAATGGAACTACGAAGGATTCATTGATTCTTATGGAGCACCTGTATTTGACACACCAGAAACAGAAGTTGAAGGACCATACGGCGACATAATAGACGTTGGTGTAATAGAACATTGGGAAAATGAAGCTGAAGGTTTAAAAAATGATCAAGACGCTTTAAATGAGTATTATAGACAGTTTCCAAGAACTGAGGAGCATGCTTTCAGAGACGAAACTAAAAATAGTATATTTAATCTGGTTAAGCTTTATGAGCAAATAGATTACAACGAGGGTATAGGTTATGGAAACGTTGTTACAAAAGGAAACTTTCAGTGGGAAAACGGTATAAAAGATACTAGGGTGTTTTTCACGCCAAATCCAAACGGAAGATTTAATATAACTTGGGTTCCAGAACCTTCTTTGCAAAATAAACAAATTGTAAAAAATGGAATTAAATACGCAGGTAATGAACACATTGGCGCATTCGGGTGTGACTCTTATGATATATCCGGAACGACTGATGGAAAAGGATCAAAAGGATCTTTGCATGGACTAACTAAGTTTAGTATGGAAAATGCTCCATCTAATTCTTTTTTCTTAGAATACATAGCTAGACCACAGACAGCTGAAATGTTTTTTGAAGATGTTTTAATGGCTTTGGTGTTTTACGGAATGCCACTGTTAGCTGAAAATAACAAACCTAGATTATTGTATTATTTAAAGAGAAGAGGTTATAGAGGTTACTCAATGAATAGACCTGATAAAGTTTGGAATAAACTTTCAGTTGCCGAAAAAGAAATAGGTGGTATACCAAACACCAGTGAAGATATTAAACAGGCACACGCCGCGGCTATAGAAACATATATAGATAGATATGTTGGTCATTTGGGCGATGGTAATTATGGTGATGTTTATTTTAACAGAACTTTAAATGATTGGGTTAGATTTGATATAAATAAAAGAACTAAATTTGATGCCACTATTAGTTCTGGTTTGGCAATAATGGCTTGTAATAGGCATTTATATAGCCCAAGGGCATCTGTAGAGAAACAATCAATAAATTTGAATATCGGAAGATATAAAAATAACGGAATAAGATCAAAATTAATAGAAAATTATGGCTGAGTCAGTTGTAAAAAGTTATTTTCCTAGTCAAGTAGCTAGTGACTTAGAAAAAGTTACCCCAGAGTATGGGTTGAAAGTCGCTAAAGCTATAGAACATGAGTGGTTTAAAAGAGACTCAGGTACTAATAGGTTTTATAACAATCAAAACACGTTTCACAGAAGAAGGCTTTACGCTAGAGGTGAACAATCAATACAAAAGTATAAAGATGAATTGTCTATTAATGGTGATCTATCTTATTTAAACTTAGACTGGAAACCAGTTCCAATTATACCAAAATTTGTTGATATAGTTGTAAATGGTATAAGTGAAAGAACCTTTGATATTAAAGCTTTCTCTCAAGATCCTTACGGTATAGAGAAAAGAACTGCTTACATGGAGTCTGTTTTGAGAGACATGCAAACAAAAGAGCTAAGTAATTTTGCAATGGAGGCTTTTGGTGTTAATCTCTTTGAAAATCCTCAAGACAAGATACCAGAGAATACAGAGGAACTCGAGTTGCACATGCAGTTAAACTATAAGGAATCAGTTGAAATCGCAGAGGAACAAGCCATAAACACAATACTTGAATCTAATAGATACGAATTAATAAGAAAAAGAGTTAACTATGATTTAACTGTTCTAGGTATAGGTTGCGCAAAAACAACGTTTAATAAATCAGAAGGCATAAAAGTAGAATATGTTGATCCCGCTGATATTATTTATTCGTATACAGATTCACCTTATTTTGAGGATATTTATTATGTCGGTGAAATAAAAACAATACCTATAAACGAGCTTAAAAAACAATTTCCACATCTAGACGAAGAGCAATTAGAAGATTTAACTAAACAAGGTGTTCAAAATACTGACTTTTATCATAGAACGATAAATGAAACAAACAATGTAGATAAAAACTCTGTTCAAATACTTTACTTTAACTACAAAACATACGCTAACGAAGTTATAAAGTAAAACAAACAGGAACTGGTGCTTCTAAAATATTAATAAAGGACGATACTTTTAATCCACCAGCGGAAATACTTGACGATAAATTTGAAAAAGTCTCTAGATCAATAGAGGTTTTATACGAAGGAGCTTTAGTCTTAGGGACAAATACATTGTTAAAATGGGAGTTGGCTAAAAACATGATGCGCCCAAAAAGCGATTCTACTAAGGTTAGAATGAATTATTCTATAGTTGCTCCTAGAATGTACAAAGGTAGGATAGAGTCGTTAGTTAGCAGAATAGTTGGTTTTGCTGATATGATACAAATAACGCATTTAAAACTTCAGCAGGTTTTATCTAGAATGGTTCCAGATGGAATATATTTGGATGCTGATGGACTTGCGGAAATAGATTTAGGAAATGGTACTAATTATAATCCTCAGGAGGCGCTTAATATGTTCTTCCAAACTGGTTCTGTTATTGGTAGATCCTTTACTTCTGAAGGAGATTTAAATCCAGGTAAAATACCTATTCAAGAAATAGCATCTGGATCTGGCAATAATAAGATAGCATCGTTAATAAACACGTACAACTATTATCTGCAAATGATTAGAGATGTGACGGGGTTAAACGAAGCTAGAGATGGTAGCATGCCTGATGCTAAAGCGTTAGTTGGTGTTCAAAAAATGGCTGCAGCCAACAGCAACACAGCCACTAGACACATATTACAAGGAGGGTTATTTATAACAGCTGAGATAGCAGAGGCGTTATCCTTGAGGGTATCTGATATATTAGAGTATTCTCCAACTAGAGATGCCTTTATCCAACAAATAGGTATACACAATGTATCTACGCTAGAAGACATAGACCAATTGCATCTGCACGATTTTGGTATTTTTATAGAGTTAACGCCTGATGATGAAGAAAAAGCTGTGTTAGAGAACAACATACAGATGGCTATATCGCAAGGCACTATAGATCTAGAAGATGCAATTGATGTTAGAGAAGTTAAAAATTTAAAGTTAGCTAATCAATTATTAAAGCTTAGAAGAAAGAAAAAGCTACAAAGAGATCAATTGATTCAGCAACAAAACATGCAGGCTCAAGCAGAGGCAAACATTCAAGCTCAACAAGCGGCTGCTCAACTTGAGGTACAAAAGCAACAAGCATTAACTGGCTCTCAAATACAATTAGAGCAAGCAAAATCTTCATTAAGCTCTCAAAGATTAAAAGAAGAGGCTAACTTAAAGAAAGAGTTAATGTCATACGAATTTCAAATAAACATGGCTTTAAAAGAAAAAGAGGCTGAAGTTTATAAATCTAAAGAAAGTTTTAAAGAAGACAGAAAAGACGACAGAACTAAAATACAAGCAAGTCAACAAAGTCAACTTATAGAGCAAAGACAAAAAAACACCGGGCCAAAAGATTTTGAATCATCAGGAAATGATATATTGAGTGGTGATTTTGATTTAGGTTCTTTTGAACCCAGGTGATAATAGTAAATGTATAATTATATAATATTTTATCATGACGGAACAAGAAAAAGAAACTGTTTTAGACGAGGTTGTTGATCAAGAAACAGTAGAAAGTCAAGAAACAACAGAAAATCAACCTCAAGAAGAAGTTGTTGAACAAAAAACAACTACTATAGACGAAGATGGTACTATTAAGGTGGATTTAAGAAATCTAAATAAACAACAAGAAGTTGTTGACACCGAAGAAGTAGAAACTATTGATCAACCAGAAGACAACGTTGTTGAACAATTACCACAGCAAGAAGAAGAAGTTCAAGAAGAGCAGCAGCAGGTTGTTGAAGAGGTAACAGAAGAGGAGGTTGAAGAGCAAACAGCTGAACTAGCTGAAGAAATTGAAGAAGCTATTGCTGAAAAGGAAGAAAGCGGAGTACAACTCCCTGAAAATATTCAGAAAGTAGTAGATTTTATAAACGAAACAGGCGGAAGTCTAGAAGACTATGTGCGTTTAAACCAGGATTATTCTCAACTCAATGAAACACAATTGTTAAGAGAATATTACGAGAATACAAAACCACATTTAGATAAAGAAGATATTGACATCTTAATGGAAGATTTTTCTTTTGACGAGTCTTTAGACGACGAAAAAGATATTAGAAAAGCTAAAATAGCTTTTAAAGAAGAAGTAGCTAAAGCTAAAAGTCATTTAGAAGGACTAAAAAGCAAATACTACGAACAAATTAAAGCTGGATCAAGGTTAACACCAGATCAGCAAAAAGCAGTTGAATTTTTCAACCGCTATAACAAAGAAAACGAGGAGACATCTAATATAGTAAAAAAACAATCTGAAGTCTTTTTAAATAAAACTAACAAGGTTTTTAGCGATAAATTCAAAGGTTTTGAATATAATGTCGGTGAAAAAAGATTTAGGTTTAATGTAAAAAACGCTAACGAAGTTAAGCAAAGTCAAAGTGACATAAATAATTTTGTTAAAAAGTTTTTAGCAGAAGATAACACGATGGGTGATGCTAAGGGTTATCATAAAGCGCTTTTTACAGCTATGAATGCAGATGCTATCGCTAATCATTTTTACGAACAAGGAAAAGCTGACGCTATTAAAGAAAGCATTTCCAGGTCAAAGAACGTAGATATGAGTCCGAGAGGGGTTCATGAAAAAACTACAAACGTTGACGGTGTAAAATTTAGAGTAGTATCCGGAGATGATTCTTCATCGCTTAGAATAAAAATGAAAAAATAACTTTTAAAAATTTAAAAAATGAGTTTTGCATCACAAGGGGCTTACCCCGCTGGATTAACTCCTGCACCTACTAAAACTTTATTTGACAAAAACTATTTGTCAATCAGTGGAGGAGATTTCGATTTTACAAAACAGTTTTTACCAGAAGTATATGAAAAAGAAGTTGAAAGATATGGAAACAGATCTGTATCTTCTTTTCTAAGAATGGTAGGAGCTGAAATGCCTATGGCTTCTGACGAAGTCGTATGGACAGAACAAGGAAGATTACACGTTGCTTATGACAGTGCTAAAGTAAAAATTGACAACACTGCTTCTGATAAAACGTTAGTTATTCTTGATTCTGCCGGAAACCCACAAGCTCACGCTATTAGAGCTAATCAAACAATCATCGTTTCTAAAGGATTTGAAAGCGTAAAAGCTTTTGTTCAATCTGTAGATGCTGCTACTGGCGAATTAGAGGCTTATCCTTTAACTTCTGCTAACTGGCCTGCTTCTTTCGTAGCCGTTGCCAACCCAACTGACCTTAAAGTATTTGTTTATGGTTCTGAGTTTGGTAAAGGATCTGCTGGAATGGACAAATCTATCGATGCTGGATTCCAAAAGTTTAGTAACTCACCAATTATCATTAAAGATAAATACAACATCAACGGTTCTGACACTGCTCAAATCGGTTGGGTTGAGGTTACTTCTGAACTTGGAACTTCTGGTTATCTATGGTATTTAAAGTCTGAGCATGAAACAAGATTAAGATTCGAAGACTATCTAGAAATGACTATGGTTGAAGCTGAAAAAGCTACTCAAACTATTGATATTTTAGATAACGCTGGAGCTGATTCTGGTCAAGACGTTAGAGGTACTGAAGGTCTTTTTGCTGCTATCGAAAGCAGAGGCTTGGTTTTCAATGATCACGATTTTGACAACGCAACTGGACTTAGCGGTCTTGCTGAGTTCGACATTATCCTTAAAGAACTAGACAAGCAAGGTGCTATCGAAGAAAACATGTTGTTCTTAGATAGAGGTACTTCTCTTTCTATCGACAATATGTTGGCTAGAGCTAATTCTTACGGAAGCGGTGGTACTTCTTACGGAGTATTTAACAATTCTGAAGATATGGC